TCTAAGTTCTGAAGCAATTACACGATCTGTTATTAAACTATCTGTAGAGAGTAGTTTATGCATGCTTCTAACATCACTGACTAATTTTCTTAATGTTGACATGTTGTTTATATTTTTTCTTTAAACCATTTAAATTTATAAGCAGTTGATTTTTTATTATTAACACATAAAGATATATGTGATATACTAAAATTTAAATCTCTTTTAATGTCTGACATACTATCCCAAATTTTTATAAGCTCATTATTTAAATTGTATTGATAAATTTTAAGTGCTCTAGGATGTTCTTTTCCAAATTTTCCTTTAGTAGAATGATTTTTACTAAGTTGTATTAATAATTCTTTTTTTCTACTATCTGTCATATTTATTTTAGCTGAAATAGATTGTTTTAATTTTGTTTCAACAGATAATTTTCTTCCTTGTGCTCCTCCACCTAATCCTCCTTGTGCTATATTATAAAATAAAGTAGAATTACATGCATTATAATAATTAATATAATATTTTTCCATTTCTATTAATTCTTCATGAGTATCTACTTCTGCTAAAATTTCTTTTATAAAATTTTGTTTTCCATATTTAGTAATAGCAAGTTTTAACGCTTTACCACTACCCAAGTAGTATTTTTTATTAGCAACATCTTTGCCAATATATTTTTTACCATTTGTAATATTTGTTGTTATATAAACTATCATATTCTAAACTCAAATTCTGCCACTTTACCATGATACTTATCATAAACTAAAGCTAATGCAGCTCGTACACTATGTACAAAGTTATTATCATAATGCCATCTGTCTGTTCCAGATAAAGAAGGCATCTGTTGTATTCTTACACCTTTTGTTTCTTTAGCCATGTAATGATGCTTATCTCCTGTGTGTATTTCTCTATATTTGGAATTACCAAACCAAGAACCATATTCAGGATGTGTAGCAAACAATAAAGGAAGATCTTCTAACTTACTACATCATAGTGATTCTTGAAAAAAACATCTAATGCATGTGCTAGATAAAAAGATTTTGTACGATCATGATTACCTTGTACTAATACAACTGTTACATCATTAGCATTTGCTCTTAACATGTTTATTGTATCTACTAAAATACTAAATCCTAATTCATATTCCTGAGAATAATCTAGTATAGTGTCTTGTGGTGTACCTTGTGTAGTTTGATGTTGGTAGTTATCAGTATGAAAGAAATCATTTGATATAGGGAATACAACTGTATTTATGTTGTATATGTTTCTTACTTTATGCACTAAAGATTGTGCCACTTCAAAGAATTTTAATGCTCTTAATGCAGGGTCATTATTTCCATCTATGTATCTTTTAGCTAGATGGAAATCTGAAATTGATAACTCTATATCAACATGTTCTTTTTCATTGTTTACTTTTAACTTATCAATTTCTATATTATTTGGAGTAAATCCTTCTAAAAATTTAGAAAAGTCTTCAGGAGTATAGTCTTTAGGTTGTTTCTTTTTAGAAAAGATTGAAGAAGTGAATTTACCATTAGGTAAAACTTTAGACCAGTAATTTGTAATTATATATTTGTCTAAATTTATTTTGTGTAGTTTAGCTAACTCAAGATCATCTTTAGGTTCAAAGTCAGAAACTATTGTACTTTCTATTGTACCTTTTTCAATGTTTACTTTTCTAACTCTTTCTTCATCTTTACATTCTAGAGGTTTAATAGCTTCAGGTGTGTTTTTAGATTTAATCTCTTTTAAAAGATCGTTAACTTCTTCTTCGCTGATTCCTAGCTTTTTAGCATAATACACTTTAGATTTTTTCCAGCGTAAAAGTTCTTCCAATTGTATGATTAAATCTTGATTTCCAAACATATACATTTAATTTAAAAAAATATGGTAAAGATAATTGTAATTTTGATACTGTGCAAGTTATTTTAACTGTGTAGGTTATTATTTATAACTAAAATAGTTAGAAATAAAAAACTCCCAGGTATACTAATATACCCAGGAGAAAAACTCTTGTAAAACCAACAAAACAAGATTTTTTTATAATATTATGGGCATACAGGAGATGCTCCCACTATGTATCCATCAGTATCAATAATAGATGAATATTCATTAGGATATGCATCAAATTTAAGACGATAAAATTGTCCTGTACCAATCATATGAATTGCACCTGTTGGTTCATCAAAAACTCTATTTCCATTAAAAGGAATTGGAGCTGTTGAAGTAAGAACCCAACAAGGAGTGTCTAAAGTTTCTCCACAAGCATTACTTACATCACTTACACTAGAACGCATAGCTGGAACCAATGTTGGTGCAGCAGTTGTGGTTGTAGTTGTTGTAGAAGATGTTGTTGTTGTTGTTGTAGTTGTAGTTCCTACAGTTATATCTACATAATTTGTACAAAACTCCCCATTAGATTTAACTCTAATTATATTTGTGTAGTCTGGCACTAAAGAAGATGCATATCCTGCTTCTAATGCTGCTTTAGCTACTCCAGATTCAAAAGCTGATACATATCCATCAAGATCTGAGTAAAGATCAAATGGTCCAGAATCTGCTCCTGCTGTTGTTAATGTTATTAAAACTGTCATTGGTTTATACTATACTAGTTATTAATCCGTTTGTTACTGTAATTGTTTTTCCATCTTGAGATGTAAATGTCCCTGTTGCTCCTGTTGTATCACTAGAAGTAATGTTTGCCCAATTAGCTTCTCCATTATTAGTTATAGATTTTAAAAACTTTCCAGCTGCTTGTGTACCATCTTGTAATTGTATAGCGTAATTTCCTGCTGCACCTGAACTAGCTACTCCACGTAAACCTATGTTTTTACCAGTAGTAGGAGCAGTACTACCACCATACACACCATAATTAACATTAGTGTTATTCTCCGCTATTCCTAATACACCAACATTTTCACCTGATGAACCTGTACCAGATGATATGGACCATGTTCCAGCAGCAACATCTGAAGGTGTAGATATTCTACTTGTAGAAGCATAAAATCCTCTTAATGATCCACCTGCTACAGATAATCTATTTGTTGGATCTGGAACTTGATTTATACCTACAGATGTATTATCATCTCTAATTGATCCTATTCCTAAAGTAGTACCATTTGGTGTCCATCTTGCTACATAATTAGTAGTACCTGAACCTGCAACTCCTGTAGTAGGTGTTACCCAGTTAGCTTTACCTTGAGATCCAACACAAGTTAAAACTTTACCAATACCTTCTGTCCCATCCATTAACTGTGCTGCGTATTTTTGAGAACCACTTATTGCATTTGCTCTTATTCCAATACTAACACCTGTTCCATAAGCATCACCAGTTATACCTATACCAGTAGCTGTACTAGTACTTGCACCAGAACCACTAACCCCATAATTATAATCTGTATTTCCTTGTGCAACACCATATACTCCTATGTTACTTCCAGGACCTACTCCTATGTTAGACCCAACAACTCCAATATAACCACTAGTTACAGTTTCACCGTAAACAGCAGTTTGCGGTGTTCCAACAGATGTTACCACTGATAATCTTCTATCAGGATTTAAAGAAGAATTTATACTTATGCTGTCACCATTATCCTGTATTTGGCTATTGCCAAGTGTACTACTATTAGGAGTCCATTTAGATATATAATTATTAGTGCCTGAACCTGCTACTACCCCTGATACATCTGATGCTGTAATATTTGCCCAGTTAGCATGTCCATTTGCAGTTATTGATTTAAGAAATTTTCCTACAGCTTCTGTACCATCAATTAATTGCACTGCATAATTATTAGTACCAAAACCTGCTTCAAATTTTCCTCCTAAACTAGTAATACAAGGATTATTAAGACTAGCTATTCCATTACCATTTACTCCTATATTTAATATTGCATTAATACCTTGGCCTCTACCCCTAACACCAATATTTTGTGTAGTACTAGAATCTGCATAACCAAAAATACCTGTACCAGTATAATTATTTTTTGGAACATTTGTATTATCAGATACACCAGCACTTAATGCAAAATAAGATGTAGTAGTATTTATAGTGTTATTAATAAAAGTATTAGGTAAATTTGATGTTATTGAAAATTTAAAAATAGGACTACCATAAAATGTACCTATACCAACAGTTACACCATCATCACGCATTTGACTATTTCCTAATGTTGTTCCATTAGGAGTCCATTTAGGAATATAATTATTTGTACCAGATCCAGAAATATTTCCTGTAGAGCAAATCTTAGCTTCTATTTTTTGTAATGCCACTGTAAGAGAATCACAAAGATTTATCTCTGTGCAAACTAACGCAGGACCATTATATGAAATATCATTTGAAGATGTTTTATTACAACCACATTGATTATAAGAAGATTGTTCACACCCACAGGTGTTAGATGTTGTTTGTAAAAATGGCCACATATATATTAAGGAATATAGATTATGTAATTAGTAGCGTATACAGGCTGAATATTTAAATGTCCTAGTCCTCCACCTGTTGAAGATACACTGTTAGTATGTGTATGGATACCAGAATCACTTGTTTTACCAGCATTAATTGTTCCTGAAGTAGAAGTTAATTCATAATCAAATACATCATCTGAAGCATTTTGTGCTCTAGATGTTAATCCAAAATCATATCTTCCAGTTGTAGTACCATCATAAAGACTATTACTATTACCAGTTGTAAATGATTCAGCTACAACAGTATAATGTGAGTGACTAGTTGAATTATCAATAGTTACTGTATGTGTATGTGAAGGTATTTGAGTTGAATTTAAAACTGTAGAGTTTGCTCCTGTAGTTGTACCTTGTGAATAAGCAGGATTAAACCCACCAGGGTTTACTTCAGGGCCCATAGCTCCTCCAGGTATTCCTGTTGTAACTCCTACTAAAGCTCGTCCTCTTAAATCAGGCACTCCTGGGTTATTTCCATTACATAAATAAATATTAGCCCAATCTCCTATTCCTGCACCTGTAGCATCAAAATATGATGTAGATCCAAAATAAGGAACTGCTGTGTAAGGAACCATTTTATTGCTAATTAAAGTTTGTGAAGGATCACTAGCTAAATAAGCAGCGATATAATCATCAACATTATCTGCAGTAACAAGTGTTGGAATAAGATTAATAACTCCTGTAAGAGCTGTGTTCATTATACACAACTTATCTATAGTGGCTTGAAGTATATCATGCGTACCAGAATCACTTACAACTCCAGATAAACAATCTACATTATATGCACCTTCTAATGCATCAATTGAAGCATTAGTTAAGTTTATTTGTACTTGAAGATCACAAATAGCTTTAATCATTGCTGTAAGCAACTCATTTAAAGATAATCCATCACAACCTGCACATTCAGCAAAGTATTTACTAATTACATTACAAATAATTTCTGGATCTACTATAGGATTAATACCTGATCCATCTAAAGCATCAATTAAATATGTTGTAATTGCTAACTCTACAGCAGCAAGTGTATCTCCATTATTAATTCCTAATTCAGGAATAGCAATTCCTGTATATTTTACACACTGATCTGAAACAATTTCAGTGCATCCGTTAAAGCAATTATTACAGCTCATTATTTATATTTTAAAAGTTTAACTTTACTTGCAATTTGTTCTACAGAATATCTAGAAGCATAATCTGGGTTCCAGTATTTGTATGTTAATATTCTTTTGTAGTTAAGTAAATCTAACATTGCATTTATAGCAAATGGTTTATTTAACATTAACGTAATATTATTATACAAAGAAAAACTAACGTCTGTTAGTTTACAATCTATATCAGCGAGTAATTCTGGAATACTTCCACATTCTACGCAATTGGTTAGTCTAGGAGAAAGCATGTTTACAGAAATTTATTAGTTTGTGCAATGTACCATAACAAGTTGCACACAATCCATCTTTTAATTGGCACCCACAACCTAAATGAGCACCACATTTTCTACATTGTGCCATTTTAATAAAAATTAATTATATAGTTATTACCTGTACAACCACAATCAGCATTGTTAAAATTATCTAACATTCTATCTGCTTGCTGATATAGTTTTGTAGCTTGTAATGTTGCACAGTTGTTAGCTGCTGCAATAGCCCCCTGAATAAAGAAATAAATAGAGTTTAACTCAACTTTTGATTGGGTTTTAATAGCTCTATCACATTCCATCATATCTAACTTCATAAATGCTTCATCAAACTTTTCTTGAAGTTTATCTACACGCATAATTGACTTCTCTACAAAGTTTTCAAGTGCAGGGGCAATAGAGTATTTAAAATAATAAATGCCATCAGGAAGAGGTTGTTCTATCCCTGTAGCAGTTATACCAAGATCATCTGAATGAAATATGTTTAATTCATTAACATTAAATGTTTTTATTACAGTACCAAATCCTGGAACTGTTATTTCCAAAGTAGGAGAAGTAACAACTGGTGGATCATCAGGGTATGTAGAAGCATCTGCCACTGCTAATGATAAAGTGTTATATGTAGGGATTACTAGAATATCTAATTTTAATGTTGGCATATTTTTTATAATAAAAATGCCAGAGGACTTGAGAACATCCTCTCACCCTCTGGCATAGGTTTAGTAATATTTACAACTCTACTCTTAAGGAATAAGTGTAGTAGTAGTGCTAGTAGTAGGCCATACAGTAGTTGTAGTAGATGTTGTAGTGATACAAGCATTATTATCAACAACAGTACCTAAAGCATCTTCTAAAGCATTTTGTACAGCAGCAGAAATTCCACTTACATCAGCATTTGGTACAGCAAGAATAACTGTAGCATCTTCATGAATGTAATCACCCCAAGCGTAAGCAGCTTTGTCATACTCATTAAACTTAACATAGTAAGTATCATAAGTAACACCAGCAGATACATAAGTTTCGAAGTTCTCATTGTATCCACCCATTCTGTAAAGGTGTTTCAAGTATCCTGCTTGGTAGCTGTAAAAGTTTTTCTCTAATTGTTGCATTTCAGTAGATTGTCCTGAAGCATAAGAAGAACGTTGAACAATAGTAGCATTAGCAACAATGTTACAAGAATCTGCAACAATAAAGTCAGCAGTAGTAGCTGGACCAGAGTATACAAATGTACGGAACCACATTCTATCATATTCTTGAGGGAAAGCAGCAACATCACAAGGTTGTCCGTAAGCAGTTAAAGGCTTACCAGTGATAACAAGGATAGCATTTGCATCATTTCCAACTCTTTGGAAATCGTAGAAATTGTTAAAGCTAATGTTATCTGGGTTGATACCAGGAGCTTGTAATTCTAATTTAGCGATGAAAGCATCAATTAATGCAGGAACATCTACAGTTGTACATGGATCACCTCCACAGTCACAACATGGTGCTTGTACAGTTACTGAACGTGTAAATCCATTGAAGTACAATGTATCAATGTAAGAAGAATGTGCTCTAAGTGTCAATGTAACAACATCACCACATTTTACATTCCAACCATCTACATTAGTAACTTGTACTGCAGGAGTAGAACATCCTGAAACTTTGTACCATTCAGTTACATTATGTTTGTAACCTGTGTTCAATACACCAGAAATCTTGTCAGAACGCTTAGATCCTTGTAAGTATGTATTTTCTCTACCTTGAGCTACATAAAAATAAGGAGCTGAACTAGGAGTAGCAGTTGCTACATAGTTGTTATCAAAAATTCCAACTTGTCCTGCTGTCAAGTCTTGCGTAGAGCTACCAGTTGGCAAAGAAGTTTGAGCCACTGGCACTACGAAAAACGTAGTTAATGAAAAATCAGCCATTTTATTTATTTATTTATTAATTAATTATTTATTCGTTTGTTTGTATTCTATATTGTGCAGTTTGCATTGCAGACATATTCTCAGTGTACATTGAAAGATTTTCAACAGTTAGATCTAAAAGTTCATCTTCCAGATATGTTTCTAATTCACAATCTTGATCTACAGAATCTGTTCCATCAAATTTAACATATCCTGTTTTATCAATATATACAGGATATCTCATATATGAAATGTATATATCTTTTGGTGTGAATGTTCCATCTGTAAATATACTTATTTCATCTGAACTTAAAAAATTAAAAGTTTCCTGATACTCAAAACTTGGTTTATAATGTGCATTGTTTAGTACAAATTGAAGATCACCATGTTTGGCAAGATCCCTATTAATCCAAATTTGTCTATCCTTGCATCTACCCTTATCAGCTAATATATAACTATCTACATAAAACATATATTTAGGAGATAGTGTATGTATATTTGCTGCCCACTGATTTAGTTCAGCATTTTTTAATTTTAATGATAGTTTGCCTTCATTGTAACCCATTACAAGACTTTGAAGATCTTCATAACGTTTTTTAAATGAATCAAATCCTAGTCCACTAACTACACTGATACCATCTACCTTTTGCTTTATCAACTTTATCTGAGCTTCATTTAAGGCTAAGATTTTATCTTCTAATTGAATCTGTTGGTGCTCATTGGTTGATAGCTTATTCAATCTTTGATCAATCTTGTATAATAGACTATCTACTGGTATCATATTTTATTTTATTAAGACTAGCCTCTTATACAGAAGCTAGTTTTTTAGTTTTTAATTTTTGTTCTAATGTGATCAAATCATCTTGATGATCATCATCTATAAGGAATTTAATTAATTCTTCCTCATCATTAGCAATTTCAAATTCTCCTTCATAAACTTTTCCACTAGGTTTAACTCTATAAATGGAGTGAGAAATTGCTTGTTTTACAAGATCTTTAATATGTAATAAATTCTCTTTCATATCGGCAAATCTGTTGAAAACTTCTACAGGGTTCAAACCTTGGTATTTACCATTTTTGAATTCTGTTTGTTTAAGCATGTTATCTACTTGGTTGTAAACAACTTCTTCTTTAGTTTCTTCAGTAACAGGTAGTCCTAAAAGTCTTGCAACTTTTTTCTTTTTCTCTGGAGTCATAGAATCAAATTTCACAATAGCTTTATTGATCAATTGTTTTTTCTTAAACACCACTGCATTTTCAATCTCATCATCTACTACGTAAAATTGAGTGTCTGCAGAATATTCTCCTCTTTCCCAAGCTTGGTAACTTGCAGCAATTGTTGGATGAACTCTCAACCAAGCAAATGCTAATTCCTGAAAAGGAATTGAAAGATCAAAATAGTTATCACCATCTAAAAGCTTAACTGGTTGTACGTGAGTTACATCATCTGTAGATGTAGACAAACCATAGTTCCAAAAAGAAGAACGAGGTCCTAGATCAATATCTCCTAAATCCTCTTCAAGTTTTTTTCTTAAATTAGTAACTCTTTCAATTTCTAATTCTCTTTCTGTAGGATCAAGAATTCTTTTGATGTAAGAAGCTGTAGGATCAAGTCCAGTTCTATATTTACCATCTAATTCTTTGTAAGGATATTTAAACACTCCTGTACCAGGAATTCTTGTCATACCTTTTTGTGCTAAGTTACTTTGCATTGTTTGTAACTGCGAACTGTTATACTCTTTTTTAATAGTAGAGATTTTCCCTATTTTGCCCATATGTAGTTTAAATTTAAAATTGGTTTAGCTGAGTGTACCAATTGAATGGTTATGCGACCAGGGACACCCTAATCCATCACTCATGTTTATTTTTTTAAAGTGCAGCACTAAGGCAAATGCTTAGTTGGGCACTGTTTTGAGAATCATCCCCTCTAGGAGGGAGAGGAGTCGAGGGGATTTTTCTCGGAAGAAAGAGTTACTCTGGTGCGCTGATCAAAGTTTGGGAAGCGTAGTAACTACTATTATCTTTTTACTAGAATTGTGGGATTTCCTCGATCAACACAGTTCTTGACAAATCTTCAATAAATACATCACATCTGTCTTTCATCCAGATTTCGTATCCTGGGAATTTGTTAGCAGAAGACATACCTTGAGACTTAGCAAAACCTAAGTGGTGTCTTGTACCATCAATATAACCCCAAGTCATAGAAGGAGCACCTTTCATACGTACTTCTCTAATGTTATTCACCATTGAACCATCACCCATTGGAGAAACATCAAACACCATAAATACTGGAGTGCTCTTTTTGTTTTGTCCAAATTCTAAGTTAGATTGTGGTAAATCTAATTCTTTCAAGTGAATAAGTTCAACACGACCAGTCTCACGAGTTACCATTGCATCAAATGCAAAGTTGTAAGTGATGTGTTGTCCTTCACCTTGCATATATCTGTTTCCAGAATCTGCCATGAAAGTAAGACCAGAGTTCAATGCATCATTTTTCAAAGCTTGTTGGAATACGTCAAAACCAGCTTCGTTAGTGTACATTTTAACACGTCTGTCTTTAACATCCACTCTTCTGTAGAAAAGATCTCCAAATACAGAACGAATCAAGTTAGCAGAAAATTCACCTCTGTTATATTGAACTAAGTTACCGTTGTTACGCATTCTGTGGTAAACACCTGCAGATGTACGTTTAACTTCTTGTTTAGAACCATTAGTTTTAACAGTACCTGGTTTAGCCCAGATCATACGTTTAACTTTTAATTCCAACATAGATTTACGCATCCAGAACTCAATAAATGGTTCCCATTTAACATCATTACGAGTTAAAGGTAATTGGTTACGTCTTTGTGGAGCATATACTAAGATATCCAAAGGATTTCCTTTTGTATCCACCATCATTTTGTCATCAGCCCATTCAGTGATTTTGTGCTCATAACCATATGCAGAACCTAAAGATTCAAACATAGTGATTTGCTCACCCAATCTTGGAAGACCTAATAAATCTTGGTCAAACTCACCAATAGCAGCATCAACTAATTCTAGTTCAATACCAACTTGTAAGAATGTAGAAGATACGAAGTCTACAGTAGGGTTGTCAGATACCAATGTAAAAGAATACAAAAATCCTGCATTCCAAGGCATTGGGTCTTTAATTACGTAAAAACGTGGACCATATTGACGAGAACCTACAGATACGATAGCATTTTTAGAAAATTCATTAGTATCTAATACTAATTGAAATTCTTGACCATCAATACCTGGTTTCAATAACTCTTGAGTTGAGCTAGGAACGTCAATAATTTTTGGGAATTTGTAAGGAACTTGTACTTGCCATTTCCAAGCATCACTATTATTATCAATGTAATAAGGTGTGCTTTTATTGATCATGTCTAAGAAGTCATTGCTGTACAATGAGCTTTGCGTATAAAGACTGATGATTTTTTTATCATAGTCAGCAGGCTCAGTGCTGTGAAATGATTCCAAGTGATTTGAATCAGTAAGCTTTCCTACAGCACGTTTGTCCATAGAAGCCACACGAGCGTAAGTAAAACCAGTTAATCCTGGGATTGTTTGAATTGCCATTTTTATTATTTTTGTTATTATTAATTATATTCTAAATGAACCATTTATTTGCATTCGTTGTAGCACTACCTGTACCACTTGATTTAGACTTAGTTACTTGTCTTGCCACTTCTCCAAACAATTCATTAGATTTCTTTGTAATACCTGTTTTTTGAATAGTAGATAGTGTAGGATCTTTTTCTAACATTTTAAGAAGCAACGCCACTTTAACTTTAGTTGCATGATTCTCTGGACGTTTAAGATCTAAAATAACTTTATCAAAGTCTGATAATGTTTCACCTGTTGGGGTTTTCCATTTATCAACTAATAAGAAGTCTTGCACTTCTCCAGCAATCTTAGGATTTAATGGAATACCATCAAATTCTTTTGCTTTTAGTTTTTCTCCTAATATGGATTGAACATTACTTATATACTGATTTCTTACTGCTGCTTTTTGTTGCAACTCTTTTTGAGATTGTGCCTCAAGTTGCTGCAATTTTTGTGCCTCTTTTTTAACCAAAACTTTATGATGTTTAGCAGCTACATTTTCAAGATCTCCATAATTAG